TTATTCCGTCGTTTTTGTGGCATTTGTGGCAAAATTTGTGGTGTTTTCGTCTGTTTTTAGTGTGAAAAAAGCATCTACTTTAGACTGATTATGTTGACGCAAATTAGAACTTAGATGACTATAGTATTTTAATGTTGTATTAATATCATCATGACCAAGCCTATCCGCGACATATATTATATCCATACCAGCTTCTACACATAAGCCGGTATGCGTATGTCGTAGCTTGTGTAATGTCACTGGTTCAGAATTAATTGTATTACATATCTTCTTCAAAGCTTTATTACATGACGCGTTGTCAATGGGCTTATTGTGGTAAGTGATGAATAATAACATCAACGGATTCTGTATATCATGTTCTTTCATATAATCAGTATGCCATGTAAGATAAGACTGGAAATATTGAACGGTGGAGTTATCAATATAAATCACACGTGATTTTTTCGTTTTAGTATCAATGAATGTATTAGTATACTTGTAATCCCAGGCTTTATTGACTGTAATAGAACGTTTATTGAAATTAATATCTTTCTTTGTTAGTGCAATAATTTCTTCGAACCTCATACCTGTCTGTACTGCTAAAAAGATAACTGCTCGTGATATAGAATGAAATTTTGCAAGTTCTTCTAATAATAAATGAACTTTGTCCGTTTCCATAAATTGTGCTTTTGTTTTTGCCACATCATGTCCGCTTATATGAGCGCCTATGGCTGGGTTTTTCTTCATGTAGCCTAAATGGACAGCTTTATTAAAAATTGCTCTAATTTTGCGGTGCCGGGTGTCTACAGTGGATATTGCATAGTCTACAGATAAATGATTAATAAATTGTTGATACTGCACAGCATCAATCGAATTAAGTTTAATTTTTTCATCGAAATAATCAACGAACTGATTATAAGCAAGATCATATAAATTAATTGTAGATTGACTGCTTTTTCCATCTTTAAAAGTTTTCATGAATAGTGTATAAAAATCTTTGAAGTTCCATTCTTTTAACGAACTACTATCATGCTGAACTTGTTTTAAGAGTATAGATGCTTTATACATTAAGTTTGTTTCACTTGTATCTGTCAAACGCTTTTCTTTCCATTCACCGTCGACTTTTATGCGCAAACGAACGGCGTATTTTCCGTTTGTTAATTTTTTTATCTTCATTAATACCACCACCTGTTTATTTTTGGAACATATGTTCTTTTGAAGGGTATAGCAAATTATGGTAAAATGAATTTGCATACTCTATGTGTGTATTTAGAAACGCTTGTCTCTGTGCGGGGAGGGCGTTTTTTTTGTTATTTTAAATTGATAATTATATTTTCTGGAATATATTCTTCCTCTTCCCCTGTAAACTCATTATTCTCAAGAGGTTCTGTGGGAATCAACTCTACTTTACTAGTAGATTTTTTAGCTAATAGCTTAATGCTATTTCCCTCTATTTCTGAGTTTCCTTGAATTTCATATCCATTGTTCTTACCAAAATTTATTTCTGGATCATTCAATTTTTCTTGTTTTCCATCTACAATAGCGGTTTCAAAGTCAGACCATGCATACATGGTTGGAGATGGATTAGATACATTATATTTTATATAAACATAATAAAAATCTTTTTCATCTGTTTTGAAATTCATCTGAGTGTTCTCGCTTGCATTAGTGATGTGTCTAAGTTGAGCTTTCTTAAAATCAATTACTAAGGGGTCGTTTAGATTCATTGAAGAAAGAATAACTTTATCAGACTTAACAACTGTATCTTTTTGATTATTAACTTCTCCCGCTTTATCAGATTTTGGCGGTGAAGTACTCCCGCAGCTTGCTAATACAAAAATTGCAATGGCGAAAATGCTAATCAAGGCGCCTCTTTTATTCATTCATTTCTCTCCCTTTATTATATTTTATATAAACACAATAGTGTAAATACCTAACAAGCAATAATTTGAATGCTACTTCTAAAAATAATTACATAGCCATTGCATTCAACTGTATTTCCGTATTTGTTCTTATAGTATTCAATAGAATGTTTTAAAAAATCTTCTGTCACTTCTAAATACTCTGCTACTTCATAGTATTCTGTAAATCCTTCATAATAAGCATCAATTATTTTTCGCAAAGGTACTAGTGACTCATAACCCCAATTTCTAGCAAGTTTTTCTTGTTTTCTATCATTAACTGTTTTCTGTTTGATAATATTGCCAACGGTTAAATGATGATGACCAACTTCCTCTGCCAATGTGCAACGCATTTCAACATCACTCTGGTTCGGATTTACAAAAATATGTTTATTGTAATACAGCCCCTTGTGAGTATTTTCCATTTTTGTATCTTCTATGATAGTTAGTTCAGGATATTGCTCTCTGTATTTATCTAACCACATACTGCCATCTCTTTTCCTATTTGTATTTTTGTTGAATGAAATCAATATATTCAAGAATTTTTTTCATATCCTCTTCGGTTGCCGCGGAATCAATGTGCGCCGCCAAAGTTGCTGCTTCCGGCGGGATGTCGGAGTCAATGATTGGGTTGTCAGTTCTACCGAGTAAATAATCAATTGAGACATTAAAGTAGTCGGCAACTACTTGTAATCTTTCAACGCTTGGCATTCTGTTTTTCCATTGATATATTGTGTTATCAGGAAGTCCCAATTCATTTTCTAACATCGTGACGCTTATTCCTCTTTTTTTACAAAGTTTTTTTATTAGATCTAATAGTGTCATACCAGCGATTCTCCTCAACCTTGATATAAAACTAATAAAAATGTTAGTAAATGTATTGACAACTAATGTTTTTATTAGTAAGATATATCCATAAGCTAATTATTTAGCTAACCAAGACAACAAACAACCCCATAAAATACTCGTTCCCCAACGATTTATGGCTTTAGAAGGCTTGTTTAACTATGTCTATATACTAACAAATGTATTAGTTATTGTCAACAATAAGCTAAATAATTAGCAAGTTAGATGGAAATGGAGGAGGTTTTTTTATATAAAAGAGACCATGTTAGCTCAAGAGGTTGCAGAATACCTTGGTGTATCATGCCCTACAATTTACAAATGGGCGAATTATGCAAAACTACCTAGCAAGCAAATAAACGGAAAGGTTAGATTGTTCACCCATTCTCATGTGGAAGAATGGGTGAGAGAGAAGGAGGTGGAAATAAATGAAAATACCTAAAAGACCAAACTTTAATAAAAGACCATATCCCTCAAATGAAGAGATTGAAGAATGGCACGATTTCATAACATTCGTATTGACACGTAGTTCGCTTATAGTTTCGATAATTTCATTGATAGTTGTAATTTACAGATCCTGATAAAATGTCCACTGTTAATCAATGAGAGCGCCACAATGCTATAACACTGATTATAAGAGCAGATATTGAAATAGCCCATGTCACTACCTTAGATTCAAAGGTGAACAATTGAGATTTGCCTTCTACTGTTATCACATAATAATCACTGTAATTTGGCATAGGGAATTCCATGACCTCACTATATGTACCATCTGGCACTCTACTTAGCCACTCATTTTCGATAATAATATCGAGATGTTTATATGTGTCTTTTATTCTTACCTTTTTAAAAACCATTGCGGTTAAAAGACGTTTGTATATGAAAAAGTTCACTTCAAATATCACCTCGCTTTCACGATAAATTATAACATGTGAAAAACTAAACAAGAAAGGATAACAATAATGACTTTAAACGATAAAATCATATTTTACTTAATGGAAAACCCTAAAGCAACCAATTCAGATATCGCTAATTTCTGTGAAATACAAGAGAATCATGCAAAAGTAACCATTTCAAAACTCAAATCCCGAGGACATATTGAAATTTCAGGACAAGGTGCCTCACGTATTATCACCGTACTAAAAGAACCTACTGTCAAATTGGACAAGAAAGAACGATACAATCGACAACTAGATTTTTTAGAGGAGATTATGTTCTCAGATGTTGACCCAAAATATAGACTAGAAGCCTCGGCACAGCACATAAGATTATTAAACAAATTATAGAAAGGAGCTACAACATGTCAGTAGAACATCAGCGTTTTGCGGTTGCGGTTTACGCAAAATTAAAAGCAATTAATATGAAACAATCTGATTTAGCGAAGACTTTGAATATTAGCAATCCGTATTTGTCAGATATTATAAACGGCAAGCGCGAAGCGTCGAAAGTTAGAAAAAACATCATTGAAATTTTAGAATTGGAAATTCACGAAAGGAGCGAATGAAATGGCACGTCCTGTAAAGAACAAACATAGAGCTATAAATTTCTTGTATGGTGTTTGGACATTAGAAGAATTCGCACAAGCTAGTCCAAGAACTTACGGTTGGTGGTTAGATAACATAAAAGACTTTCCAGAGCTTGCAGAATTTAGCAATTGGGCTACAAAAAATCAACGTGAAGCGTGGGCATTTGATGCAGTAAAAGCGAATGATTGGCTGATTAAAAAATTTGTATATAAGGAGGTCTGAAAATGATTGATGAAGTCGAACTATTACTTGCCAAAATACGAAAATATGACCCAAATTTTTGTCCTAAATCAACGGGTAAATATTTACTCACAGAGCTTCAATCTCGGCATTTAGACTACGAAATAAAACACAAGAAGAGACCAAAGTACAAGCATAGATTTGCGAATTCGATTGAGCGACATTGGTAAAAGAAAAACCCACAGCTATAAATAGTAAGTTAGAGCTTACTAAAACTGTGAGTTACGAAATAATATTTGTATTAATTATAGCACAGATGTGGAGATAAGAGAATGAAAAAATTTTTAAATGAACATGAAAGTAAGCTACTAATATTTCTGTTTTGTTTCCAAGTCGGAGCATTATTATCAGTCACATATATTGTAGCGGAGTGGATTAAAATATTCTTGAAATGAGGTTTTTAAATGAAGTTATTACGATTTTTCGGACTAGTAAGTATTGATGAAAACGAAAATGAATATATTGAAAAATCAGACAGATACACATTGTTTTGTTTAGCTTTGACCGTGTTAATCGCGTTTTTAGTAAGTATTGGCGGATTGATATTAAATGGCTGAATTAATAATGATTGTTGCTTTGATACTACTATTAATGCTTCTTGCAAGGAGTGATAGAGAATGAATGTAGAAAATCCGATGATAGTTGATGATTACTGGGATGATGGATTTCGGCATTAAGGAGCGATGATAGATGAATGTACAAAATACAATCGATTTATGCAGATTAAAAGAAATGTTGTTGTATCAAAAAGAAAAAAGGAAAGAAATTGATTTTCAGATTGAGATTTTAGAACGATTAATAAATGAGACATCAAAGAAAGATAATAATGAAACTAAAATATGGCTGAGCAAGGAGTTAAACACATGAAAACAATCGCAAATGAGTACGAAGAATACATCACAGAAAGAATAAGGCTAGGTGACAACGGTATAAAACTAACTGCTTATAGTTTTGAAAATGGCTATCAAGCGAGAGTGATAGAAAACCTTGATTCTAATTTTGTATCACTCGTACTTATAAAGTCTCATGACGGAAAAAACTCTATAAAAGATATTTTGCTTGAATTAACACACGAACAACTGATTGAAAAGCTAGAAGAGATTAAAAATTTATGAGTTATGAAGATAGAAAGGATGAAATTTCTTGGGGAAATATTATTGGCACGTGTCAAGGCTTGGTGGGAAACCGACAGAAATTCGACACTATAATCACATTACAAAAATGTATAAATTTATTTTGCGAAATCCGGCAATGTTCAAAGATAAAACTTTAACGATTTATGATCACGCGAAAGCAGTTACAAACATGACGTTTAACGAAATTAAGTATAGAGCTAGTTTGAATTTATGTGAAACGGTAGAACGAAAGTATGTGTTAGGACTTAAGCAAAGACTTTTCAAGGAGGATGCGAAAAAATGAAAATTATTCTAAATAAATGTTTTGGTGGATTTGAATTATCACATGTAGCATATTTATATCTTTGCGAAGTAAAAGGAATTGATGTTCACTCTTATTTAGCAGAGAGCAAGTACGATACTTTTCACTTTAAGAAAATAGATAAAAGTTATAAAAAGTCTAATGTATTTGAATGTGTTTGGTATCTTAAAAACGAGTTGCCAAAAATGGAACTAAGTTTAGAAGAAAACTGGGATTTTCTTGAGCACATTGACTTAGACTTCGATGGGGCAAATAGAGCCGATTTAGACTTGATAAGAACTGTTGAGATTTTTGGTGAAGCAGCAAATCCAATTTATTCTAAGTTAACAATAGTAGAAATACCCGATGGAAATGATTTTATTATACATGAAAATGATGGTTTTGAATCTGTGGTTTATGGTCAAAACCTTGGCAAAGCGTGAAGAAGGAGGAACAAGCATGACAGTAAAATTAGTAGAAGAGCAACTTAATAATCTCGATGGTGCAACATTACAAGTTATGTATGATAAACAGCAAGATTCAAACTTGCTAATGTTGACGCCAGAAAAAAACGGCGAATCTGTGAGCATATGGGTAGATGCAAAGTTAAGATATAAACTTTTTGAAGCGTTAAATACTGTGAAATTAAGTGATTTAGACGAAATTCTTTTAGATGTACTAAAAGAAGGCTTGCAAAAATATGAATATAATATTTTTGCAACTATAGAAGCAGCAAAAGGAAATATAGAATTTATGTGCGCTTTTATGCAAAGTAAGAATCAATCAGCGATTATTCAAAAATTGGCAATTTGGGCGGAAGCGGAGGGCGAAGCATGATGACAGTAGCCGAGTTAATAGAGAAACTAAAAGAACTTCCAGCAAATGCAGATATTTTGCTAACCATCGGATGGAATCACTCGGAAATAGAAGAAGTAGGCTGTATCGAAAATGAACGTAACGTATATATAAGCGGCTGGTGAAGCGGAGGGCGAAGCATGAGAGCGATTGGATTTAGAGCGTTTGTGAAAGAAACTAAGAAAATGCTTCCAGTCACGGATTTGTGTTTTAACGAAATAGTGGCTGTAGGCGTAAGTGGTTGTGGTAATGCGAAATGTACGCTGTGCGTCGACTGGTACAACTTTGATGATGTCTTGCTGATGCAATACACAGGCTTAAAAGACAAAAACGGCAAGAAGATTTTTGAAGGGGATATAGTCGATATTAGTGTTTATGATCGTCTTGATTGGAGCTCAATCAAAGGCAAGGTTGTATTTTTGAATGGCGCGTGGCTAGTTGAGGATGTAGGGCATTTTGCGATAACTCTGCAATCTGAAACAAATGAAATCGAAATTATCGGTAATGTGCACGAAAATTTAGGATTGTGGGAGGCATAGTAAATGACTTTAAGAGAAGCATTAGAGAAGCACACAAGACATATCATGTTTTGTGGCATGTGCGAGTGTGGAGAAGCTAAATATGATTTGATCGTGGACGGCGATTTGACGTATCCGCCTGTACATGAATCAACTATTTTGGAAGTAAATCCGGATTTGTTGGAGGTGGCAGAATGAAACAAGAAGAGTTAGACATCATATTAGAGAATCATGGGAAATGGCTCCTCAACGAAGGTGGCGAGAGAGCGGATTTAAGTAATGCAGACTTAAAAAACACAAATTTAAGATTTGCAAATTTAAGACTTGCATATTTAAGGGGTGCATATTTAAGTAATGCAAATTTAAGTATTACAGATTTAAGTAATGCAAATTTATATAATGCGAATTTAAGAGGTACAGATTTAAGTGACGCAAATTTAAATTGGGTAAACTGGCAACATGTAGAAGGCTTAACAGTTATCTGCGTACAAGTAGATACAACTAGAAAAAACAATCAAATAACATATATCAAAGAATTAGATATATGGATAACAGGTTGTTTCCAAGGAACATTAGATGAGCTTAAAGCGTCTGTTGAACAAACGCATAAAGATAATGAAAAGCTTAGAAAGAGATATTACAGAGTGATTGATTTTATTTTGAAAGAGGTGGCGGAATAATGTGCGAATTTTGTACTAGTGATAACACAAAGCTAGAACTTGAGTGCGTAGGCGATTATGCACATGTGAAACTGGAAAGTTGTATTAACTTTTTAGGGGATTCTGTGCATTGTTTAGCAGTTGAAGAAGCGGAAGGTTATCCCAGATTTTACACAGAAATCCATATAAAATATTGCCCAATGTGCGGAAGGAGTTTGGGATAAATGACTAAAACGCACGAATTAAAAATAGCACCAGAAGACGAATGTTATACGGAAATGAACCTTGATAGAACAGCAATAGAAGAGTTAGGAAAACATTTTGCAAAAGGGTTCGAAGTTGGTTTTGAAAATATAGTTATAGGATACACGCAGGAAGAAATAGATAAAATGGTGAATGCTTTGAAGAAGGAGGAGGACGAATGACAAACTATTACAGCATTGAAAAAGGTACAAAAGCATATGAGTATTTAGACAAGACATACAATCAAGATACAGACGCCTTTTTGAATGAAGTTACTGAATTGTTAGGATTTGAAGCAAGAGGACATATAGCTATTAACAGAACGCCTTTAATTATTGCTAAAAATTCACTTAAAGAGCTTAAGCCAGAGTGGGTGCCGAAGTTCAAAAAATATAAAAGCGATTGGATGACTCCAAAAACGTCATTCAAGGAGCTAATCAATGCATATGAAGAACTTCGACAAAAATACAACATGGATATGACATTCAGAAACTTTAATATAAATAACGCTTTAGCAGGTAAAACAGAAGTTATCTATGACTTTGATAACTCAGGGTTCGTTTATTTTGAATCTGATCGAAAAATATTAAAAGAGGATTTTAAAGAAATAACGGATATTGATTATATTAAAAGAAATTTAGAATGTGCAATTTGGAAGAAAGAGAGGGAAAACGAATGATGAATCGTGTAGTGTTTGTAGAAAAAAAGGCAGATAATATCTGCCTCAATTACCAAACACGGTTGATATAATAATTTTACTGACTAATTCAGCTATTTTTGGATATTTTCCTACTAATTTGTCAAATCGGTTAAGAAAACCAGGTTTAATATCTTCTGTCTCAAGAGTCTTTATTAACTCTGTTCCTTCTTTTTTGTCAGTAGGGTCTTCAATACTTTCAACAAGTGGCTTTAAGTCTTCGATAGTAATATTGGAGAAGTAATTTGTAACAGAGTTATTATCGCCAAATGAAGAACCATAAACATTGTTGATATTGAATTGATGTGTAGGCATTACTATTGATTCATCTCCTTTTTCAATGAAATTTCGACCGTTACGAGTGACAAACGCTGATGGGTGTAAAGCAAATCCTCCGTTCATATATGGAATAATTAGCTTTTGTTTCTGTGATTTATATGACAGATAACCTTGATATTCACAATCATTTAATAAATCCATCAAATCACTTCTTGATAATTCAGGAAAAGAATTATCTTCGTGAAAATGTTTATCTCGTATTTCAGTTAACACTTTTTTGATTTGACCATCATAGTTTGGTGTAATCATATTTCTAATCATCCTTTTTACGTTAAGTATCTCACAACAGGTTATTATGTGTAAAGTTAAAAAGTTTTTAGAAGTAGTAATAAAAAAACAGGAGGTATGAAAAAATGACAAAACAAATCATCATTAACGAAGCAAACAGTTTGCTTCACAGAAAAAGCAAAGAATTGAGTAGATCAATCATTAAAACACCAAAAGACCTAGAAAGATTCGCGATTGGTTTGGATAAATTATCGCAAGATATGTGGGACTATAAAAATGAATTGGAGGCGATTAAATGAGTATTTTTGTTGGTGATAAAGTAGAGGTGCAGGATAGAACTGGTGTAGTTGAATTATGTGTCGACGGAGAGCAGTTTCATGTTCTGATTAATAATAATGGTTTGCTTACTGTTGAAGATGAAGACGGATTTTCATCCTTTAACATACCAGCAACTCAAGTGAAAAAAGTGAAAGTGGACAGTGATGTTAAATTAATAAATGAGCTATATGAACAATCAGATGCAGTAAGTTTTAGTAAATATAATGCAGATATAGATAAAGCTAATTTGTTTGTATCTAATGTAAATAAGCCACAATTTGACGAAAGAAACAATGTGAAGTGGTATTCTGCATCAAAAGATAAAATAACCGCAACAGCATTTTTGAAAGGGGATGATTAAAATGTCAACATTATATTCAATTCAAGGGAAATATCAACAGTTGTTAAATCTAGCGGAGCAGCTTGATCCGGAACTATTAAAAGATACACTTGAAAGCATTGATGATGAATTAGAAACGAAAGCTGAAAACGTAGCATTTGTTATTAAAGAGCTAGAAGGTCAATCACTTGTTTTAGAAACGGAAATCAAGCGATTGTCGGAACGTAAAACAACAATCAACAACAATATCAAACGATTAAAACAATCCCTACAGGACGCGATGGAAACTGCCAACAAGCCTAAAATCAGAACGAATCTATTTACATTAGGAATCAGAAAAAGCCCCCCTAGTGTAGCTGTAGAAGACGAGAGCAAACTGATTGCCTACTTGGTTGAGCAACCGAAAAAATTAGATAAAACAAGATTAAAAGATGATCTTAAAAAAGGTATTGATGTGCCTGGAGCAACACTCATTCAAACGGAACATTTACGTATCAGTTAAAAATAGGGAGGGATTTCATTGTTAGAAATAAAAAGCGCATCAACTTTGCAAGATGTAAATAAACTCAGACTTATCTATTCAGCGCCGGGCATAGGAAAAACAAGCACCATTAAATTTTTAGAAGGAAAAACATTAGTAGTTGATATTGATAGGACCACCAGCGTTTTGAAAGGTCAAGAAAATATTGATATAGTCACCGCTGATACAATGACACCATTTATTACTTTTCCACAACTGTTAAAAGAAATTAATGATAGTTATTTAAACAACTATAACAACATTGTAATTGATAACATATCAGAGCTTGAACGTTCTATTTTAGCGCAGCTTGGTAAAGAAGGGAAAAATAATCGTGTTCCATCTATGGCAAATTATCAACAAATGCAATTCATGATGATTGATGCCATAAGATATTTGAAGTCATTTGGTAAAAATATTTTAATTACTGCATGGGAAACATCTGACCAGTGGCAAACGCCAGAAGGACAAATTTACAATCGTTCTTATCCACAGATTTCTAATAAAATATTAACAAACGCGATGGGGCTATGTGATGTAGTAGCAAGATTAATTTACGATTCAGAAGAAGAAAAACGCGGGTTTATTTTACAACCAACCAACGCTGTATTTGCTAAAAATCAAATTGATAGTCGAAAAGGTTGCAAACAAGAAGACCTATTCAAAATCGGTGATATTGATGCTAAAGCTTAGAGAATATCAACAAGAAATTATAAACGATGTAAAGGGGGCTTTTTTACAGGGATATAATAGACCGTGCGTCGTTGCTCCCTGTGGATAGGTGCAGGTAAATCGGTTATTTTATCGGAAATAATTCGTATGACAACACATAATAAAAACCATGTTCTTTTCCTAGTACACCGAAAAGAGTTGATTGACCAAATCAGAAACACACTCATTATGAGTGAAGTGGATATGAGTTTCGTCAAATTGGGTATGGTTCAAACGATAGTTAGACGTCTAAACAAAACTTCGGAGCCTTCGTTAATCATAATTGATGAAAGTCATCATGTGTTAGCAAATAGTTACAAAAAAATAATTCATCACTTTTCTAAAGCGAAGGTCGTTGGATTTACTGCAACGCCAGTGAGGATTAATGGAGGTGGTTTAGGAGATATAAATGACACATTAATCGAAAAAGTTAATGTGAAGTGGTTAATAGAAAATCAGTTTTTAGCACATTATAAATACTATGCTCCTGAAATCGTTCAAACAGAAACATTAAACGTTAAACGAACTGGTGAGTTTGATATGACTGGTCTTGATGATCAATTCAATAAGAAAATGGTTTGGGGCGATGTCATACAGCATTATCAAAAATTAGCTAACGGAGAGCAAGCAATTCTTTATGCTAGTTCGATATATCAAAGCGAAAAAATGGCAGCTAGTTTTAATGCAGTAGGCATTTCATCCGCACATATTGACGGTAAAACACCTAAACTCATTCGAGATGACATCATAAAACGGTTTCGAGAAGAAGAAATAAAGGTCCTTTGCAATCTTGACCTTATTGGCGAAGGCTTTGATGTTCCGGATTGCTCCACGGTGATTATGCTAAGACCTACACAATCATTATCATTGTATATTCAACAATCCATGAGAGGCATGCGTTATAAACATAATAAAACAGCTATCATCATCGACCATGTAGGTAATGTAAAACGTTTCGGTCTGCCAGATATGGAACGAACATGGTCCTTAGCACCTCGTAAAGGAAGTAATGCAACAAAAGCAGAGGCACCTGTGAAAATTTGCAAAGAGTGTTTTATGACAGTTAGCCAGACAGCAAAAAAATGCGAGCATTGTGGACATGAATTCAAAGTGGAAGTAAAACCAATACAAATCGATGAGGGAGCAGAGCTACAAGAAATAACCGAAGCCGTTTTTAAAGTAAATTATAGCAGTCCAGGCGAATGTAAGAATATGAAAGAATTATATGAATATGCAAAAGAACACAATTATAAAAATGGATGGGCATTCCATCAAGGAAAAGCACGAGGATTTATCAAATAAAAAAACGAAAGAAGGAATTTAAAAATGTTTAAAGTAGATCATAATGATGTTTTCACAAATGGAGTAGAAAATGGTACGTACGAGGTTGTTTTATATAATGCAAATGAAGACGCAACAAAAAATGGTGCGGAGTTCATTAATATTGATTTGATTATTCGTAACGATGTAAATCAAAAATTTCAAAATGCGCATATTTTTCACAGAGTATGGAAAGCAAAAGCAACAAATGAATATAGTCAAACGGCATTAAATACGATTGCGAAAGCTATCCAACTTCCAAATGGAAAAGACTATAACACAGTAAACGAACTGCTACAAGACTTGTTGACTAAAACCTGCCAAGTTACAGTGAAAAACGAAGAATCTGAATATAATGGGCAAATTTATAAAAATCTAAATGTAAAAGCATGGGCTGAAAGCAAAATTACTGGACCTCTACAACATGTGTTTAAAAAGAAAGAAAACGAACCAACACCAGTAGTAATAAGTGAAAACGATCTACCGTTCTAAACAATGAGAGGAGCGCACAAACGTGTACGAACAAATTCCAGACGAATTAAAAAAATTAAAACAATGGTGCGCTTTTCAACTGGTTTGGGATGAAGAGCGCGGCAAAAATAAAAAGATACCAATGAACGCAAATACTGGAGCATATGGTAATAGTGTAGACGAGCGAACTTGGGCAGATTTTGAAACTGCCCTTGCTTCACTCGAAAAATATCACTTTGATGGTTTAGGATTTTACTTCAAGGCGCCGTATTTTGGCGTGGATATAGACGACATAAAAGACGATATTCAAGATTATTTATATGGAAATACTGAAAATATTGCTGGTGAGTTTATTCAAACGTTAGCTAGCTACACTGAGTACAGTGTGAGTGGGACAGGTATTCATATTATTGCAAAGGGCGATTTCCCGGAAGGTGGTCGGCGCAAAGGTAATATTGAAATGTACCCGGACGGTCGGTTTTTCGTTATGACTGGTCAAGTAATTGATAACTACAGACAAGTCAATGAAGCGACATCAGCAATACAATACTTGCATACGAAATATATTGGGACAATTGAAAACACATCACTAACTAAGCATCAAAATTCATCAAATGATTTGTCTGAAAGTGAAATATTGGAAAAAGCATATAATAGCCAAAATGGTCCATACTTTAAAACATTGTACGAGGGAAATTGGGAAGCATATTACGCTTCGCAGTCAGATGCAGATCTAGCTTTTGCAAATATGTTAGCTTTTTGGACAGCAGCAGATTATGACAAAATGGATACTATTTTCCGAGATTCAGGGTTGATGCGTGATAAATGGGACCAAAAACGAGGGCAAAACACTTATGGACAAATAACATTAGGTAAAGCTATATCAGGTTGTTCAGAAGTTTACTCGCCTAAACAGAGTGGCAACAGTTACAATATCAACTTAAAGTCGCGTAAAAATTGGGCGCAATTATTAAATGAAAGACGTAAAAAAGAATTAGAAAAGCTAAAAGAAGAATGGTTAATAAGTGGTGGGAAAGGAAAACAACCAAGCGTTATATCACCAATTGGTTGCGCTATTATACTGAAAGAATTCTTCCGTTTCTGCCTATTTAATATGAATGAAAACACTCGATTAGCTATGTATTTAGAAGAAGATGGCATTTGGACACAAAATGAGACTTACATTCGACGTTTTATCGGATTTTTAGAACCAACACTAAATGCAAATAAAGCGAGTGATGTTATTTATCATTTGTGGAAAGGTGCCGAAGTAAAAGAAAAAACAGTATCAAAGTATCTTATACCAGTTAAAAACGGTGTATTCAATCTTAAAACAAAGAAATTAGAAGCCTTCACGCCTGATTATGTATTCACTTCCAAAATAGCTACGCCATATGTTGCAAATCCACCGAAACAAAACATAAATGGGTGGGATGTTCATACATGGCTGGATGAAATAGCATGTGGTGATGAACAAATAACATCACTGTTGTGGCAAGTTATCAGCGCATCCTTGAACGGAAACTATTCACGAAAAAGTTCTATTTGGTTGCTAGGCGATGGGAATAACGGTAAAGGGACTTTTCAACAGTTATTGCGTAATTTAATCGGAAATTCTAATATTGCAACACTAAAACTGCCGCAATTTCAAGAACGTTTTTCCTTATCTATTTTAGAAGAAAAAGTTTGTTGCATCGGCGACGATGTACCGGCTGGTGTGTATATTGATGATTCTTCCAATTTTAATTCTGTTGTAACGGGTGATGAAATTATGGTGGAACAAAAAAACAAACACCCATATAGTGCAAATTTTCATATGACAGTGATTCAGTCCACTAATGGTATGCCTAAAATGCGTAATAAAACAGATGGAACATATCGCCGTTTTATTATCGTTCCATTTAAAGCTAATTTAAAAGGTGGAAAAGACAATTGGAAGATTAAAGATGAATATATACAGAATAAAGAAGTATTACAATATATTTTATTTCATGCAATCAATATGGATTTTGAACGATTTGTTGAACCAGATGTATCAAAAAAAATCATGGAGGAATATAAATTAGATAACGACCCGATTTTAGATTATTACGAACGTATTTTTAAAGAATATAAAAGTACTAGAATTCCACTTTATGTTGTGTACGAGTTTTATAAGTATTTTTGCGAATCAAATAATTTAAAACCAGTTGGCGATCGTTCGTTTTATAAACGTTTTGGTGAAATTCTTTCAGAAGAAGGTTGGGAAAAAGGTAAACATAAATTAAGCGGTAAGTTTGACCCCGCAGATACTCCAACAGGAATTCATCCTTACCGTTACCAACAACCAAAAGATTCCGTCACTTATGTGTGTTTCATAAAGAATAATACATTGAAAGTCGTTTGATTTTTATAAACAAAAGTTACCGAAAACACCCAAAAGTTACCGTAAGTTACCGTAAATAAAATTTGGGTAACCGCGAAAAACTAACAGCCTCTAAGCGTTAGGGAGAAAAGTTACCGAGTTACCGTTTTACCTCAACTCTTTATACTATTTATAAAAAAGTAAAAAATATAAAGAGTTGACATCTTTCGGTAACCACGATAAAAAACGCCGAAACAACTAGAGTTGCAATTGATTTCAAGGTTACCCATTACGGTAACTTTTCATTTTCGGTAACTTCGATTTTAGGAGGTATAAAATGACAGCAGAAATGGATATACAGAATTCTATACGCTTAGCCTTAGCAAAAAAAGGACATTATGTTTTCAGAGCCAATGTGGGAAAAATTAGAATGCCGAATGGACGTATTTTTGACACAGGTTTGCCAAAGGGTTTTCCAGATTTATTCGGTTTTCGCGGGACGGATGGAAAAATGTTCTTTATTGAAGTGAAAAATGAAATCGGGAAGTTAAGGCAAGAGCAGAGAAACTTTCAACAAGCAATGGAAATTACACCTGCTATATGTGGAGTAGCTAGGAGTGTAGAAGAAGCATTGAAGATTGTGGAGGGATTAAAATGAAAAGATTTCTTGTTATATGTGGGAATCAAGCAGAAACTAAATATGAATTTGAAGAATTTATACAAAGTAAAGAAAAATATGTTACGAGTGTAAATAATAATGAATTTATTGTTGAATTAGGAAATGAGAAATATATATTTACAGACCTTGGTAATTTAAAGAGTTTCTCAAAATTGAAATTTAATGGTTTTGCAATTGGAAAACTATTATCTAGGAGATATAGTCCTGGAAAAATTGAAATGTTGTTGGATTTTTGGAGGAGATAATTTTGTTTACCCATATTCGAAAATTGATAAGCAAATGGAACGGTAATCAAGATATATATATTGAACAAATGAGTCGTGAAGGAACAATCCAATTTAACAAGGAGGAGACTATGAAACTATATCATACAGAAACACAAGAAGAGTATAATGCGTTGATGGCATACGTGGAGAAAAAAGGATATGAATGGAATACAAAAGAAAAACCTACAGAATACAATTGTTGGAACATTTTTAAGAAGGAAACTGTAATAGTAATAGAATATGATATTAATTTAGGTTTTGCGTCAAAAGAATATTGTGAAAGAGTATATCCTGATACACCAATCAAAAAATACAAAGTGAAACAAGACGAAGTTGCGAAGTGGTTCGATGACGCTGCAAATGCCATGAAAGCATTATCTGCCATCGGAATATCTATGAAAAACGAAAATAACGACAAAATAAACAATCCTGCACATTACACAGCAGGAGGTATTGAAACGCTTGACTACATTAAAGCTAAAGTAAAGGATTATCCGAGTTATGCTGCCGGAAATATACTTAAATACGTTTCCCGCTATGAACATAAGAATGGCATTGAAGATTTGAAGAAAGCACAGTTTTATTTGAATGATTTAATTAACTGGATGGAGAGTGATTGAATGTCAAAACGATTACGACAAGCGCATTATAAATTAATTGAAGATGAACTTCGTTACTATCATTCTACAAAAAAAGAAATACTAGAAAAACGTGCAAACATCGTCATGGGATCAGTACACCAAGAATTCAAAGACGAAAATCAAGGCGGTGGTTCATCTGGCCAGATATCAAATGAAGTGGAACAACGTGTGATGTTATTACAAATGGATAGGGAAATACAAAGGATGTCTGATACTGTGAGAGCAATTGAAACAGTATTGAATACTTTGTCTGATGAAGATAAACAACTTGTACAATTCAGATATTGGGATAGGAGTAGACCAACATGGTTATGGATTGCATGTAAGTTGAATATTAGTGAAAGCACAGCAAAAAGAAAACGGAAAGAGATTATTTATAAAATTGCTGAAAGACTAGGATATTAAAAAGTTGACCCGTTTATGACCCGTTTGACATGTTTTTCCATGCTAATATTATAGAGTAGAGAAGTGAAGATGATTACAAATAAAATAATATATTAAGTCTGCACTTCACTTCTTATACTTAACCTTCTTGGTTTCACTCAAAATAACATAGTCATTTTTATTGAGTTCTTTATAAATAGACTCATAAACAAATTCATTTAGAATAGAAATTAAGCTTTTATTAGTTGATCTAAGAACTATACGAACTGTAACGATAGGTAAAATCAAAAAACATAGAAAAATAGGAAGTAAAAGCGCGTTTGAGAGTATTTCTGACATCGCCATCTTTTCTTCTAACTGTTTGGTTATGAAATAATTCCACATTGGATTAAACATAAAAAATAAGAACGATATTAACAATGCGGGATTAAATTTTATAACTGCTTTGTTATCCAATGAAGCGATGATTGGCTCTAAAAGTTTACTATGAAAAAGTTTCCTTTGGATAAGAAATTTTCTTAATTCACTTTGTATATAATCGCTCTTTTTTTTATACCCTAGAGAATGTAAGGTGCTCGATTCCATCTTTGACATTATGAAATATGTAAGTGAAACGAGGATTATAATTGATAAAAAAGTAATAAAGTCAGAATAATTATTAAGAGTTGCAATAATAATAACACCACAAGCTAAAATGATATATAACACCACAAGCGCAACATGAGTACGTTTGTATTTTTTTTTCACTTTTTTACCTAATTCATTTAATATTTTATTATAATGGTTTTTGATTTCCTTTTCTATTTTTATCACCTCTACTAAGTTATTTTCAGTTATCGCACAATAATTTTATCACGACTTTGAACATTGTGCATCTGTATACAATGTGAGGGGTGTTTAAGAACAAATCATTGTTAAATAGTATATAATATCCAATCTAATGCTGTACGCAGCATGTAGATACCTCAGCCAAATTGGTAAGCACTAAGCATATTAAATGAGGAAACAAAAGACAAGACGAAGACGTTCGTCACCGTAGAAGTCAGCTGGTTTTATAACTACGGATACATAGAACAATGAAGTCCAGTACATTGCGTGCTGGGCTTTTTAAATTGATTGAGGTGACAGTGATGAAATCATTGGCAAGCAGCTCTACAAATAATAGACAAGACTATTTAAGCATTCGTATACCAAACAAAGGTGATGTTCCTATTATAGAGTATGAAGGTGATGACTACGGACAATTGCCATATCAAGGATTAGAATCGCTTAGGTTGTTATGGGTAACAGATTCAAACCTTGAAACTAAGCCAACCGAAAGATTAAGCTTAGACATTGTATATATTGATGTAGAAAATGAAGGTTCAAGACTATGTATAAATGTTGGAGATTCATTATCTACTGAAAGTAATCTGGCTAAGATTGCAGAAATGAATAGTGAAGAGACTAGATACTAATGCTAACACAAGCAGAATGTCATACATTTTATAAATCAAAGGCATGGGTAAGCATACGTAAAGAAGTATTAAAGCGTGATAACTATGAATGTCAAGAGTGTAAGAGGCAAGGCAAGGTGTTTACTGATTATCATGATCCAGACAAGCATAAAAGACTCGATGTGGACCATATCAAGGATTTAGAACATCATCCTGAACTTGCGCTTGATATAGATAATCTCACTACTCTGTGTATAAAGTGTCATAACAAAAAACATAATCGCTTTCAATTTAGAAGGAAAATAAATAAATGGATGAATGATGAACGATGGTGACACCCCCGGGTCAAAGGTTTGCGCTTTAATTTGGCTCTGGGGAACGGTGTGGGGGTCTTCTCCGCAGAAATATTAAAAAGTCTCATGAAGGAGGGAGGGTTAAAAGTGGAATATAACATAAAGAAATTGGAAAAAGAATTGTTATCAAATATTGATACTACTAGTCAGAAAGAACTTGAAAAAGTTAATCGTTATATTAATTTAATACGTATATATTACGAGTTAGACAACAGTATTGAAATTGATGGTGCTGTTGTTGTTACCGAAAACGGCTCGCAAAAATTCACGAAAACTAATCCAGCAATACAAGAAAAAAATCGAATCAACACTTCATTATTATCTATTGAACGGTCTTTTATATTCAAAGGCGAAAATGCTAATCAAGATGGTAGTGACTTGATATGATATCAAATAAACACGTTGATAACTATATACAGTCGTATAAAAGTGGAAAAATACTACTCAATAAAGAGCGAATCGATCTAATAAATTACTTGCAAGAACATGTTCTTAGTAGAGATGATATATATTTTGATGAGACGCAGATAGAAAATTATATTGCTTTTAGTGAAAAATGGTACTTCCCTTTGGACAACTGGGAAAAGTTTATTGCACCATTTATTTTTTTATATTTTAAAGAAGACGATGAACTTTTTTATGAAGAGTTCTTTATAACCCTTGGTCGCGGTGGTGGTAAGAACGGGTTTATAAGTACATTATCAAATTATTTTATAAGTCCGCTACATGGGATTAACAATTACGATGTTTCGGTAGTAGCGAATTCTGAAGACCAAGCGAAAGTTAGTTTTAAAGAAGTATTTAATACAATAGACGGAAATCCTAAATTGGAAGGCAGCTTTGACGCGTGGAAAGCACAGATTATTGGCAAAGGAACCAACAGTGTTTTTAAATTTCAAACGTCAAATGCAAAAACTAAAGATGGTGGTCGTGAAGGCTGTGTTATTTATGATGAAACACATGAATATGAAGATAGACAAATAATTGATGTATTCTCTGGAGGACTTGGCAAAGTCGCAAATCCCAGAGAATTTTTTATTGGAACTAATGGATTTGTGAGAGCGGGGTTTTATGACAAGTTGGAAGAACGTAGCAAAGCAATTCTAAGTGGAGAAAATCTTAACGATCGCATGTTTCCTTTTATTTGTAAGCTAGATGATCCAGAGGAAGTTAAGAATGAAGCTATGTGGGAAAAAGCAAATCCTGCTTTTGAAAAGCCTTTAAGTCCTCGTTCTAAACGCTTACTAAATAAAGTTAGAAAACAATATGAGGCATTAACAAATAATCCTAGCGGTAGAGAAGCGTTCATGACTAAGCGAATGAACCTTCCAGAAGTAGATTTGGAAAAGGTAGTAGCACCGTGGGAAGATATTCTCGCAACTAACCGAGAAATGCCAGAACTCAAAAACCGAGCTTGTATTGGTGCGTTTGACTATGCAAGCGTTAAGGACTTTGCGGCTGTTGGATTGCTGTTTCGTGTAGGCGACGATTATATTTGGAAAACACATTCCTTTGCTAGAAAAGGATATTTGGATATCGCAAACCTTAAACCGCCCATTAAAGAATGGGAAAAACAGGGATTATTGACCATTGTAGATGAACCTACAATCGACCCTCGTCATGTGGTCAATTGGTTTGTTGAAATGCGAGAAACATACGGTATTCAAAAAGTAATCGGAGATAATTTCCGAATGGATCTCATGCGTCCGCTGTTTGAAGCAGAAGGATTTGAACTGGAGATTATTAGAAATCCACGTGCAGCTCATAGTTTGCTAGCTCCGCGAATTGAAACACTATTTGCTAATCATCGTATTGTGTTTGGAGATAATCCGTTAATGCGATGGTATACAAATAATGTTGCAGTGAAAATCAAACCGGATGGAAATAAAGAGTATCTTAAAAAAGACGAGCATAGACGTAAAACTGATGGATTTCAGGCTTTTGTCCATGCTCTTTGGCGTGCGGATGAAATAGAAGATATTGATGTAGAAGAGGTATTGAACATGCTTAACGCGATTGCGTTTTAGGAGGTGATAAATTGGGACTCTTTACAGAACTGTTTAAAAGAAACAAAGAAATTGAGTGGATGTGGGATTTAGACTTTTTAGAGGACAAAACTACCAAAGTATATTTAAAGAAAATGGCTTTAAATACATGTGTAAAACATATCGCGAGAACCATTGCAAAATCTGATTTTAGGTTAAAAAATGGAGAAATTAGTGTGCGGGATAAATTGTATTATAAGTTAAACATTCGTCCAAATACAGATATGAGTTCAAGCTCATTTTGGGAGAAAGTGATTTATAAGCTAATTTATGATAATGAGTGCTTAATTGTCCTTTCAGATACAGACGATTTTTTAATTGCTGATAGTTATGTGAGAAAAGAGTTTGCGTTATTTCCAGACATTTTCGAAGGCGTCACAGTGAAAAATTATTGTTACGAGCGAAAGTTCAGTATGGACGATGTTATTTTCTTAGAATATGGAAATGAACGATTGTCGGCATTCACGAATGGGATGTTCGAGGATTATGGAGAGTTGTTTGGAAAAATGATCCGCGCACAAATGCGCAACTTTCAAATTCGTGGAGCTGTCAACTTCAAAATGGCAGGCGTTGCAGATAAAGATAAACAAATAAAGCTACAAGAATACATTGACAAAGTCTACGCCTCGTTTAGCAACAACGAAATTGCGATTGTTCCTCAATTGGAAGGCTTCAATTATGAAGAATTTGGAACAACAAGCGTGAATAATAGTCAAAGTTTTGATGAAGTTAAGAAGTTACGTAAAGAAATGATTGACTATGTGGCTAGTATTCTCGGCATTCCATCATCTTTATTGCATGGTGATATGGCAGACTTGAGTAACAATATGAAAGCTTATATGGAATATTGTATTGATCCACTCACTAAAAAGCTAGAAGACGAATTAAACGCTAAATTATTTACTTCCAGCGAGTTTTTAGCAGGTGAACATATCAAAATCATACACAAAAAAGACATTATAGAAAATGCAGAAGCTGTAGATAAGTTGGTTGCCTCTGGTTCATTTAATCGTAATGAAGTTCGAGAATTATTGGGCGCTGAACGAGTAGATAATCCGGAATTAGATAAATATTTAATTACTAAAAACTATCAGTCAGCTGATGAAGGAGGTGAGAATGAATGACGAAAATTGAAGTCAAAGGTCCTATTATTGGAAATGATGACAAATGGATTTATGATTGGCTGGATATGGAAGCTACGTGTGCAAATGATATCAATGAAGCCTTGGTAAATGCGTCAGGTGAAGTTGAAGTTTGGATAAATAGCAATGGTGGAGATGTGTTTGCTGGTAGTGAAATTTATACAGCATTAAAATCATACAATGGCAATGTAGTTGTAAAAATTGTTGGAATGGCGGCAAGTGCAGCATCTGTAATTGCGATGGCTGGAAATGAAGTATTAATTTCTCCAACTGGTCAAATGATGATTCACAATGTTCAATATGGTGGGAGAGGTGATTATAGAGAGTTAAAAAAAGCCTCTGAAATTGCTCAAAATGCTAATATATCCATTGCTAATGCTTATCAGCTGAAAACGGGAAAAACATTAGAAGAACTGTTAAATATGATGGGGGAAGAAACATGGCTAAATTCTCAACAGGCTGTAGAACTAGGATTAGCGGATGGTGTGATGTTTCAAGAAAATAGCGAAGCGCCAAAATTAGTAGCAAGTACAGGCGGCATGTTACCACAAGCTACATTAGATAAAGTTAGGGGACTGAAAGATACTAATGGTAAACAATCAATTTTAGAAGTATCTTTATCAGCGGAACAAATTCAAAGCATTGTAGAAGATGCAATTGCAAAATTAAAAAATGAAGTGATATTTGATGGGAAAACTTTAGATCGACATATCACTGAACAGGAAAAGAAACCAGAAGAGCCAGAAATGAATGGGCTAAAACGGTTTCTTTTTTAATACCCAAAAATAGGAGGAAATAAATTATGACTATCAAATTAAAAAACAACCTTGTAAATTACGAGGAAAAACGAACAGCTTTTGTCAATGCTGTTAAAAACGAAGAGACACAAGAAATTCAAAATAAAGCATATGTGGAAATGGTAGACGCGATGGCAGCTGATATTATGGAACAAGCTAAGAAAGAAGCACGTCAAGAAGCGGACCAGTATATTTCAGCTAGCCGAACAGACAAAAATATCACGAACGAAGAAATTAAATTCTTTAATGATATTAATAAAGAAGTTGGCTACAAAGAAGAAACATTGCTTCCGCAAACAGTTGTTGATGAAATTTTCGAAGATTTAACAACTGAACATCCTTTCTTAGCTTCCATCGGAATGCGTACAACTGGTTTGCGAACTAAGTTCTTGAAATCAGAAACTAGCGGGGTAGCGGTTTGGGGTAAAATCTTTGGCGAAATTAAAGGTCAATTGGATGCAACGTTCAGTGACGAAGAATCTATTCAAAACAAACTGACTGCTTTTGTAGTGGTTCCTAAGGATCTTGAAAAATTCGGTCCAGCATGGGTCAAACGTTTTGTTGTTACTCAAATTGAAGAAGCGTTTGCTGTTGCACTCGAAAGTGCGTATATTGTTGGGGACGGTAATGACAAACCCATCGGCTTGAATCGTAAAGTTGGAAAAGGTAGTACGGTAGTAGATGGCGTATATGCTGAAAAAGCAGCTACTGGTACACTAACGTTTGCTGATCCAAAAACAACTGTGAATGAATTGACAGATGTGTATAAATACCACTCTGTGAAAGAAAATGGACATCCACTGAACGTTGCAGGTAAGGTTACGTTGTTAGTCAATCCGACAGACGCATGGGATGTTAAGAAACAGTACACAAGCTTAAATGCAAACGGCGTGTATGTTACGGCACTTCCGTTCAATTTGAACATTATCGAATCATTGTTTGTTCCAGAAAAGAAAGCCATTTCTTATGTGGCCGAACGTTACGATGCATTGATTGGTGGACCATTGGATATTGGTACTTACGATCAAACACTTGCTATTGAAGATTTAAATCTTTACGCTGCAAAACAATTTGCGTACGGTAAAGCGAAAGACGATAAAGCTTCTGCTGTATGGACATTAAATATCAAGCCAGCGGAACAAACTCCGGAAGGGTGATTGTAAATGGCTAAATTTGAAGTATTAAAGAAATTTAAAGACAAAGATACCAAAGAAGTATATGAAAAAGGAACAGAAATTGAATTGACTGTAAGACGTGCAGATGAAGTCTCTGATAATTTGGGAACTTCTTTTTTAAAGCGATTGGATGAACCAAAAAAAGATAAAAAAAAGTAGGTGCTGTGCATGGAAGTATCAGATGACCTTCTTAAAAAATTTAAAGAGCGTATGCATATTTCTCACAATAGCGAAGATAGCAATTTAAAAGAGTTGCTATCTTTTTCTATTGCTGATTTACAAGAAAAATGCGGGCTGTTTAATGTAGATGAACATGTTAGGGCAAGAGAATTGGTCATTGATCGTACTAGATACGCGTATAATGATTCGATAGAATTCTTCAATGAAAACTTTCAATCACAAATAACTAGCTTAGGTTTCTCTCTCTATGTAGCTGAAAGTGGTGAATCTGATGAAGTTTCAGTTTAAACCTCAAAAAGTTCAGAGCGGGGATTTACGTACTCCGGTTGTTTTTTTTGAATATCAGCCGGCAAGTGGTCCTGAACCAGGTGAAATAGAAAAGATTACCCTTTTTGAATGTTTTGCAGAAGTTTATAAACCATCCATGAAGGACTTAGAAATTTTACATGGCACGGGAACAAAAGAAGCTGTCACAATTAATATTCGAGACACTAAAGGTGAGTATACAGTTAGTAACAAACATTATGTAGAAATATTAGATTATCGTTATTTGGGCAAAAGATTTAATGTGATTGATGTTAGCCCAGACTTGCAAAATAATCGCTTTGTGAATATACTTCTGGGGGTTCAAACATGAGTGTAGAAGTTACTGGAGTAGAAGAGTTGGAAAGACAGTTAGTCAGTTTATTTGGACGAGAAAACTTGCCGCAATTAGTAGACCCTGCTTTAATTGCAGGTGCTACTCTTGTAGCAAAAACACTTAAAAGTGAATTTGTTCAATTTAAAGATACAGGCGCATCTATTGATGAAATCAATATAGAAAAACCTTCGTATGACAAAGGGGTAAGAAGTATAAAGATTGACTGGAAAGGTCCTAAAGACAGGTACAAAATAATTCATCTCAACGAATATGGTTATACAAGGAATGGTAAAAAAATCACACCAGCAGGAACAGGTAGTGTTGCCAGGTCACTAAGAATATCTGAAAGAGCTTATAGGGCAATTGTACAGAAGAAAATAGGTGATAAACTATGATTGATATTTTGAATGTCATATATACAACATTAAGTAAAAACGATATCATTCACACTACTTGCGAAGAGAGAATTAAATATTATGATTTTCCAGGCACAGGTGATTCTACAAAAACCTTCTTGTTAATAATACCTTTAGATGTTCCAATACCAACTAATTTTTCCAGTAATGAATCCAGGATGGAAGATTTTTTAGTACAAATTGATGTGCAATCTAACGACAGATTAATAGTAAAAAAAATACAAGACGAAGTTAGAAAAGAAATGAAACAAATAGGATTTGGACAACTCGCTGGTGGTTTAGATGAATATTTTCCAGAAACAGGGCGATTTGTAGATGCACGAAAATATAGCGGATTGCCCTACAAACTATATCAATAAAAAATAATAGGAGTGAAATAAATGATTACAACAATCGGATTTGAAAAAGCAACTTTTGGAATTTATGATGAAAAAGACGAAAAGGTAACAGAAAAAGTAGAAGTAAATGGTAAGAATAAAAAAGGTGGTACGGTTGAAGCTGATATTTCTGGTCTTGATGCTGAAGCTATTAAAGTTTTCGCTTCGAACGGTCCATACTACATTTCCAAAAAAGGTTCTGGCGATGTTAAGCAAACAATCGGTATCATGGAACTTCCATTTGAATTAGGACAGAAGTTATTAGGTCGTCAAAAGAATGCAGATGGTATTGTAACTGTAGGGAAAAACACTGCTCCACCATATGCGTCATGCGTGATGGAAAGTGAAACGTTGCGAGGGGAGCCGGTGTTCTTTGCTTTATTAAAAGGAAAATATGGACAAGATGACGTTAAATTAAACACATCTGAGGACAAACCAAAGGAACCTGAAGCAACTAGTCTCACTGGTGAATTTGTTTATAATGATGCTGGGGACGTTTTCGCGATGGCTGTGGGCGAAGAATTCCGAGATAAAATTTACAGCATGGCTTTTCCTGGTTTTGTTGAAACACCAGTAGTACCGGAAGGATAAAAAATTTTAAGAGTAGGTGAAATCCTACTCTTTTTTGTTGACCAAAATCATAAAAAAGGTGGAGAAAATAGTGATTAAACTAGAAATATTTAATAAAAAAGAAAAAAAGAAAGAGCTATATGAGAGAGAAGATACATCTGTAATTGAATTAGAAGAATATTGGAAACTACAAGAAAAAATTAGAGAATACATCAATACTTCTGACGATCCAAAGAAAACGACAATTTTGGAAATGCAGTTAAAATTTATTGTGAAATTATTTGATGATGAAAACATTACAATAGATTTTCTTAAAAAAAATATTCCTTCGAAGAAATTAAACGATACGTTGGTGTCTGTCTTTCGGGAGATTTCACCAGATGAATACGAGGATGAAGATGGTGGAGATGAGGAAGCAAAGTAATAACGCTTACCGAGTTTTTGTCCGATCTCGATGCAATTAGGCGTTACTGCATGAAAGAGTATGGCTGGACAATTCGAGAAACAGATAATCAAGAGTATAAGAAGTTATGTCGTCTGATAATCGAAAAAGAAGAAGCAAAATCAGAAAACAACAAAGTTTCACTTGTTGACTTTGTATCACAATATCAAGATGTCAATTGAGGAAGGGGGTAAATAATGAATAAACTTCAAGGATTGTCGATTAACCTAGACCTAGATGCTACTAGAGTGGACGAGGGAATGAAAGGGTTGAAGCGGACCCTCGGATCTGTGAACAGCGAAATGAAAGCGAATCTTTCGGCATTTGGAAAGGGAGAAAAAACTTTATCCCGATATGAAACAGAGCTAGATGGTCTTAATAAAAAGTTATCTGTTCAAAGCAAAATGGTTTCTCAAACTAAAAACGATTTTAAAGATTTAGAAAAACGAAATGCTTCTTTAAATGGAGAGTTGAAAGAGTCTAATAAAACGTTAACTGAGTCAAAAAAACGTTTTGAACAGCTCTCTAAATCTGGTAATGCAACTGAAAAAGAATTAAAAGAAGCAGAAAAAGAAGTCAATTCAAATCAAAAAGCATACAACAAACTTAACAAAGAATTACAACAAATGCCAAAAGCTTTAGCAGCAGGGAAAAAAGCAGTAAATAATGAAGTTGCAAATTACAATAATTTGCAAAGGAAGATTGATACTACCACAGAATCTTATAAGAAATTCAAGAGAGAGCAAGCTGTTAAAAGCTCACCGTGGGGAGCAGTGACTCAAGATTTAGACAAGTATCAAAAAAAGTTAAATGAGACAGGAGATAAACTTGTCGCTTTCGGTAAAAAAGGCAGTTTGTACATGGCTCCAGTTGCGCTTGGTTTAGGTTTCGCAACAAAAAAAGCGGCAGACTTTGAGCAACAAATGTCGAACACTTTATCTGTCATGTCTCCTGGTGAGGTAAATGAATATAAAGATGCTTTAAGAGAACTTGCTATTCAACAAGGTGCGGATACGAAATACTCCGCATTAGAAGCCGCACAGGCACAAGAAGAACTTTTAAAGGCAGGTCTTTCAGTTAAAGATGTTATAAATGGCGGATTGTCTGGAGCGCTTTCATTAGCAACAGCTGGCGAGTTAGATTTAGCGTCAGCGGCAGAAATTGCAGCTACAGTTTTAAATGCGTTCAAGGATGATAATTTGAGCGTGGCGGATGCGGCAAACATTCTAGCTGGTGCAGCAAATGCTTCTGCCACAGGTGTAGAAGAAATGAAGATGTCTTTACAACAAGTTTCTGCTGTTGCCAGTGGCGTTGGTCTCTCATTTGACGATACATCAACAATGTTAGCAGTATTTGCGCAGAATGGTTTAAAAGGTTCTGATGCAGGTACCTCTCTAAAAACGATGCTACAAAGGTTGCATCCTACAACAAAAGCGGCATGGCAACAATTTGATGCTCTTGGGTTAAGCATTGTGGACAATGAAACTGCTATGAAAGTATTGCAAGAAAATGGTGTTAAACCACTCTCGAATGATACAGATAAATTAATGGGACAAATTCAAGATTTAGCTAAAAGTTTGGCAGGTCCAAAGGCAAGTGCTTCTAAAGTGAACAAAGAATTTGAAGAATTGACCGTTGCTACTGGAGCGGTTCACTCCGCGTTTTACGATACAAATGGGGAATTGAAATCAGCAGAAGAAATATCTGGTTTATTGCAAAGTAGTCTAAAAGACTTAAATTCTGAACAGCGTAGTGCGGCGCTAGGTGCTATGTTTGGCTCCGATGCAGTTCGTGCTGGGAATATTGCTTATCGTGAAGGCGCAGAAGGAATAAAAAAAATGCGCACTGAAATGGGTAAAGTAACTGCAGACGATGTAGCTAAAATGAAAATGGATAATTTGAAAGGTACTATTGAAGAAATTTCTGGTGCAATTGAAACTTTTGCAATAAGCATAGGAACATCATTGACACCGGTATTACGTAGTCTAGGAAAGTATATTCAACAAGCAGCTGATTGGTTTAATGGATTGAATGATAGTACTAAAACGGTTATCTCCACAGCAGGTGTAGTTGCGGTAGCGATTCCGGTGGCTGGACTAGCATTTGGATTTATTGCAAAAGGAGCAGCAGCTGCTATCTCACCTGTAAAGAAACTAACAGCCGCGTTAGCAGAAAACTCGGTCGCTGCCGGAACTAATGCTGCGACTACGCAACTTGCTGGAAATGCTTTGCCAGTCGGTGGAGGAAAAGGTAAAGGTTTCTTAGGTAAAGCTGGCTCATTTTTTAAAGGAAGCAAAGGAGCAAAAGCATTATCTACAGGTGATATGGCAGGCGATATTGCGAGTTATAGCAAATTCGGAAAAATTGGGGCTGGTTTGAAAGGCGTTGGAAAGGCATTACCTGGTCTAGGGATTGCATTATCTGCAACACAACTTATTGGTATTAACAAGAAAAATGCTGGCGATAAAGCTGGTAGCGCTGGTGGGAGCTTAGCTGGCGGGGCAGCAGGAGCCGCTATAGGAACAGCAATTGCTCCAGGAATTGGAACAGCTGTAGGTGCGGCAATAGGAGGTATTGCTGGAACTAAATTTGGGCAGGCATTCGGTAAAAAAATACAGAAGGAAATACCTGAATATAAAGCTAAATTCGATTTAATTTGGGATGCACTTTCATTCTCAGCAAAAGAACATCCTATTCTATTGAATCCAGTTAATCAAATTAACGATCAAATTAAAATGGCGAAAGCAGGATATGCAGCTATAAAAGATGTGTTTGCTAATCCTTTGAAAACGGATATTTCCGGAAAAGGTATTAGTAAAGATACAGCAAAAAATGTAAATTCTTATAAAACTATGTCTCAAAACGCAATCTCTGAATTAAAGTATTTGGAAATGTCCGGGGATGTAATCACTAAATCAACATCTGATAAAATTGGTAAAAATTATAATGGGATGGTTGCGCTAGTTGAGAAATCTTTTGAGAAGACTAAAAAAAGTACTGATAAGAATTTAAGTACTTTGTCAAAAAATAGCATGTTATCAGAAGCAGACATAAAAGCGGTTAAAGAGAAGCAAGCAAAAATACAAAAATTGTCATTAGATGAAGTGAAGAAAAACAACGAACAAATTCAAAAGCTAAATGAAGATATGGCTACTAAAAATGCTGATATTACAAAGAAAGAGAAAGCAGACATAAAAGCAATTAACGCAAAAGCTGCAAAGGAAGGTAGAGTTTTAACTGCTTCGGAGGAACAGCAAATTACGAGCATCAAACGTAATGCTGCAAATCAACGTAAAACTAGTAATCAAATATATAGTAATCAAATTCAAGCAATATCTAAAAAACAAGAAACTGCTGTGGTTGGTTCTTTGAGTAAGTCTGCAAAAGAGCAAAAATTAATTTTAGGAAAACTGAAAGACAGTAGTGGAAAATTAAGTACAGAACAAGCTTCAAAAGTGGTTAGCGAATCGAAGAGAGCAAAAGATGGAGCAGTAAAAGAAGCTAACAAGAAATATAAGGATGTAGTTGCTGCAGCTGATAAAGAATACTATGTAAATGGAACTATTACTAAGAAACAACATGATGATATTGTAAGAAAAGCTAGGAGCCAAAAGAATAAAACCGTAAAAGCGGCAACCGAAATGCACGAACAAGTAGTCAGTCAAGCTCAATCACAAGCTACTGGTCATTTAAACCAAGTTGACTGGGAAACAGGTCAATCATTATCGAAATGGGATAATTTTAAAGTTAATTTAGCAGGTGTGATTAACTCTGTTACCGGCGGAATAAATAAAGTATTAAAGTTTTTTAGTTTACCTACTATTCCTGAATGGAAGCCAAAAGGTTATAATAATGACACAAAAAAAATAAACACTAGCAAAAGAACATCATACGGTAGTAACTTAGCAATGGATTACACAGGTTCTAACAATGCGTCCGGACAAATCATGGCTGGCGAAGAAGGATTTGAGATTGCATATAATAAACGCAAAGCACAAGCTCAGATTTTAGGTGCGAATGGTGCAGAAATAACGCATGTTGCGCCAGGTACTAAAATTTTGAATCATGCAGATTCGAAAAAAGTCATGCAAGGTGGTCTTGGTAAAACATTACCTGGATTTGCAAGTGGCAATTCAACGATCAATGATTTCTTGAGTGACGCTTGGGATGGGACAAAAGCGGTAGCTGGAAAAGTAGTTGATTTTTCTAAAAAAGCTTTTGACTGGGCAGCGCATCCTATCAAAAATTTAAATAAACTTTTTGGTGGCTTGTCTGTTGGCGTTAAAATGGGTAACGATGGTAATTTAGGTTCTGACATGTTGAACTATTTAAAAAACAGTATCGGCGCACCTTTGGAGAAAATGCTGTCTGGTTTTAAAGAAACTGCGCCAGTGGCAGGACCGGCTGGGAAAGGTGCTTCAGCGTGGTCTAGTGTTATTAAGAAAGCGGCTCTAGCCATGAAAGTGGATTTGTCCGGTAGTGAATTAAAAGGCATTATTGCACAAATTCATCGTGAATCTGGCGGGAATGAAAAAATAACTCAGTCATCTGCTGTTGTGGATGTTAATACATTATCAGGCAACCCTGCTAAAGGTTTGCTTCAATATATACCGCAGACTTTTAACGCATACAGAATGAAAGGTCATAATAATATTTTTTCTGGTTACGACCAGTTACTGGCGTTCTTCAATAACTCATCATGGAGAAACGACCTTCCCTACGGAAAACGAGGCTGGGGACCACGAGGACATCGTAGATTTGCTAATGGTGGTTTTGTAAACAAAAATGAAATGATAGAAGTTGCTGAGAACAATAAGCCGGAAGTAGTCATACCGCTTACTCGGAAAAATCGAGCAGTTCAATTAATCAAAAAAACAAAAGAAATCATTGGAATGAACGATGGAGGAAGTGTTGTTGTCAATAGTCCTGACAATTCTGACATGATTTTATTGCTTCAACAGCAGAATCAGATTTTAATGCAACTACTTCAAAAAAATAGTGACGTGTATATGGACATAAATAAGGTCGGAAGTTTAGTAGAACCTGTAATTACAAAAACGCAGAACAATCGTATAAGTAGAAAAGACCGAGTTCAGGGGGTTAGAACGACGTGACTAAAATAGGATTTACGTATGCTGGAATCCATAGCAATGACATTCCAGCAGTTGTTAATAGTATCAAAAGAAATGCAATCAATATCACTGAGAATATCCAAGAAGTACCTGCCAAAATCGGTGGGTACTTTTTTGGTAATTCCGTTGGTACTAGAAGCTTTGACATTAATATTACGCTTATGGGGAAATCGGAAACTGAACGAGTAGAAATAGCACACGATCTTAATAACTTAATCATCCAAACTAATAGTTTTGAAAGCGAAATAATCTTTGATGATGAACCAGAATGGATTTATTACGGTCATTTTGCCCAAATGGCAGAGTTAACGGAATTACAGACAGATAATTATACAACAACCATTACATTTATATGTAGTGATCCTCGTGGATATGGAGAACAACAAGAAATTAGTTTACCAGAAAGCCCGGCTATAATCGAGGTGGCGGGTTCACAATCAACAAGTCCAATTATTCATGCGATAGCAACCGACGATTTAACTAGTCTATCATTTGCAACAGATGATGATTATATATTTCTAGGGGCTGATATTGACCCCGATACAGGACAAACAGCTGTGAAAATGTATGAGAACGTGTTGTCCGATAGAGCAAATGACATGACGTTGTGGGATGGTGTCGGGCAAAGTAACATCACTTGGGAATTAGAAAATGGTAAGCCTGCGAAAACAAGTTCATTTAAACAAACTATAAACACCATTCGTGTAAATTCCTATGGTGAAAAAACAGAAACCGCGCCTTACAAATCATGGAGAGGTCCTGTAATGAAACGAATGTTGACGTCAGAATTAGACAATTGGAAAGTCACCGCTCGATTGGCAAATATTACTCAAAAATACCCACGCGCTAGAACAAAAATAGAATTGTATTTGTTAGACAAAGATAGCAAACGCATGGGTAAATTTATGATTAAAGATGCCCAAAATGGGAGAGCTATGAATTTGGGACTAGAGATTGGGAGAACAACGAAAGATAGATATCTTTTTGCTGCAACTGAGGGGAAAGTAGTTAAGAAAAAGAATACGAAAGTGGTTTATTCAAAAAAAGTACAACAAACAGTGAAGTATACAGAAAAAGGTAAAACAAAGACTAAGCAAGTTTGGAAAACAATAAACACAACGTATGAAGTCGGAAATAACTATAATGAATTTTCAGATGCGTACTTTAACCTATCTATTGAAAAGCGTGGACAGTTGTTTATTGCGGAAATAGTTAAATTGAATGATAAAGGCAGTCAAGCTTGGAAACGAACCTACAAATGGAAAGACTCAAATAACAAATTTGCTACTAAGTTAGCAGGCATCGGAATTTACATGGCAAAAATGGATATTCCAGAAGATTTTAATAATCAAACATACAAAGACAATGATGTTGTTTTTTGCGACTTGGTTGTACAAAAAGTTAATCCAGAGGCGGATATTAAAAATAATCCAGAAGTTATTATTCATAAAGGTGATGAAATTATGATTGATTGTGAAGCTGGGGTCATAATGAAAAATGGTTCAGTGTTCATGGAAAATTTAGCAATCGGAAGTTCATTTCCTTCGTTTTTTGGTGGCTATCAAACTCCAGTGGCTTTCAGCGAAGGAGCAGAGTGGTCCATAGAATATAGACCGACGACATATTAGGAGAGGTATAGAATGTTAACAATTCTAAATAGACAAAGAACAACTGTAGGCGTGTTATCTAATGACATGCCTTTTTCGTGTCCTTTTTGGGATGATGAGAGAAATGAGAAGCTTGAAAACTTTGATGACACATACACTGTTACCATCCCCGCAGAACATGAAATGGCTGAACATATTCACGAAGGTAATTATATTTTGTTTGAGGACGAACAAGCTAAGTTACGATTATTTCGTATTTATGAATCTGAAAACGGGTTAAATATACAAGGACGATACATCAAAGCAACAGCAGAAAATGCATTTATTTATGATTTAAATGCAACTATTATATCCAATAAATTACTGACTGATATAAGAGCTGATATGGCGCTTGAATATATTTTGCAACAGACAGGATGGTCAATTGGTAAGAGAGAATTTGTTGGACAAATACGTACTATTGAATTTGCAGACAATATAACGGCTCAAGCCGGATTACAACAAGTTATTGCAGAATATAAAGCAGAAATTGATGCTTACGTGGAGAGCTTTGGCGGTCAAATCATTAATTATAAATTTGATTTAGTTGAAGAGCGAGGCAACAATACTGCGAAACGATTTGAGTACGCAAGAGACATTCAAGGTCTTAAAAGAATTACAACTGATAAAACGATGTACACTGCTCTTATACCGCTTGGTAAAGATGGTTTGACAATTAAATCAGTTAATAATGGTTTAAATTACATTTATGATGATGAAGCGAACTGGCTGTATAACGATGGCAGAGAATATTTAAAAGGTGTCATAACAAAAGATACAATAACAAATGCGCAAGCTTTAAAAGATTGGGCGATACTAGAGCTTGAAAAAGTTAATCATCCTTTATCTACGTATGAGGTAGACGTGATATTACTAGCAGAGATGTTAGGCTATGAACCACACCAAGTCACACTTGGAGACACAGTAAGAGTAGTCGACTTGGACATGGATATAACTTTATCTGCAAGAATCATAGAAAAGACAACTTCTTTTAGTGATCCGTCTAAAAACAAGGTTGTACTTGGTGATTATATCGAATTGGAAAACGTCACACCGCTGGCTATTTGGGAACTTCAAGCGCAAATTGAAGAAGCTAAAAAACAAATAGAAGAAACGAAGACGTGGAAAGTAGAATTATTTAGCACTAGTGGTTCTACTTTTAAAAACAATGCTGGCAGTACACAACTTATTGCAAGAGTTTATGATGGGAAAACAAACATAACGAATAGTATTGAGCGTGGTGATTTTATTTGGGAGAAGATAAACAATGACGGTACACACGACTTAGTGTGGGAAGACGCACAGCTAGGCGTAGGTAATGTTGTTAATATATCTGGAGAAGACGTTTTTATCAATGCTACTATTAGATGTTCGGTTAATCAAGGAAGTGAAGCTAGCATATTAATGATTAATGAAGAAGAAAGTTATATGTATGCTGAACTTCCACGCGAATTCCCTGCTGGGATAGAAGTAAATTTATCGGTTATGCAATGTGCGAAAATAGACGTGGAAAATGGTTACATTTATTGGTCGCAAGAATATTACGGAAGTAAAAAAAGTAAAGTCGGTGGACAACAATCATACAATATTTATAGAACTACGCTTGATGGTACTTTCGTCGATATGATGTGGGTTCTCGGCGGAGGACATGGGACTATGTTTGGTGTGGACACTTCGTCTGGTGAGGCGCACATCTGGTCTTATTATGTAACACCATTGCCCCAGGCGGAGAAGGCGATAGCAATGTTTAAATATGTCCCTTTGAAAGAACAGTTTTACGATGAGTCGATGGCATTTAAACTTGAAGCGCCTGACGGTTTCCGAGTAACATACGATAAAACAAGCGACTATGTAGTTATGAGTCCAGGCGTTTCCAATTTAAGTATTAATGTTTTTAAAAAGTCTGATTTATTTGCCGGGAAAATAGCTTCTTTGTATACATTTAGGACAAAAGACTGTGGATTTACAACTACTTTATATACGTTGCAAGGAATGCATGTAATGTTTCCATACGCGTATTTGTCAGCCGGAGGGAGTTTTACAGGCACTGATAAAAATCAAGTTTGGTGTTGGGATATGATTAATAATAGTTTAGTTTATCATCATGTTTTTCAAAAAAAATACTATCCTGCACAAGGTTCAACTAACGAATGCGAAGGAGCGTATCCATTTCTTGATGCAAGTGGCAAGCGAATGATGCAGCTAAATTTAGGGCAAGGAGAGGCGGGCAAACGATACAATCGTATTTATGCTATGCCAGAAGAAAGGATGTTGGATAATGACAATTAGAGCAGCAGCGGAAATAACATTAACAGATATTAATGATGCAATAGTAGCTGGTGAAGCACCGTTAAACCCGACCACCGATTTACTGTGGATGGATAGTAGTGTGACACCAAATGTTTTGAGAAGGTGGGATGGAGAAAAATGGGTGAGTCAAACATTAGATATTAAGGAAGCAGATCCAGAAATTAACGGAAAAATAGAAGAGGCGATTACCGCTGCGAACAATGCATTGATTGAATCAGTTAGTAATCATAAACCGGTTTTTGATAAAACTCAGCCAAGCGCTCCAGTCGAAGGTGACACATGGTTTAAAATAGAAGAAAACACTAAAACAATTGTTGGTGTTTTTACTTGGAACGGGAATAGTTGGGTAGAATTACCTTTGGATTACAACGCATTGCGTGTGGGTAAACTTTCCGCTATCACTGCCGAGCTTGGTGATGTGAAGAGTGGTAGCATTACTGGTGCGGAATTTATTCATAACATAAATTACAAAGATAGCGACGATAATCTTTACACTGGAACTGTCAAAATGAATGATGACGGGTTCAATTCAACTTCATATTTGCCTACGGGTATAGGGTCGGCAGTATTAGAAAGCATCATCAGTACATTAGGCGGATACAAAGTTGCGCAGAAACTAATCGATGTTGCCGGGGAAAGTAGCCTAGGAAATTCTATTTTAACTAGTAAATCTCTGCAGTTTAATGAGAATGGAAATATTAAGCTTTCAATTGATGCAGATTCGTTTTATAAAACAATTTGGAAAGATTTACCGCTTAACGCAGGATATTCTACAGCCGAATTTAATACACCTCAATATATGATTTTATGCATTTTTGGAATTAGAATTGTGTTTTTCCGTGGCCAAGTTCAAAAATCAACCGCATGGGCATCAGCTAACGCTTTTGCTTCTGTGCCTCTTGAGATACAGACAACAAGAACGGCGATGGCTTACGCGCCAACGAGCAAATCGACTGGTGGTCGAGTACATGCGTCTTCCGCCAATGCAATGAGTTTTATGCCCGTCGACACTAGCGTTACTTATTTTGCGTTAAATCAATTATTTTATGTTTTAGATTAAAGCCAATTCGGCTTATTTTTTATGTCAAAAAGTAGGAAGTGGAGTGAATGAAAAAATGGTTGATAAATTTAAAGAATCAATTATTGAATAAGAGTTATAAAGATGTTTTTAGTATTCTTTTTTCTTTACAAGTATCTCTATTCAGCTTTGCGACAGGCGCATTTTTGATTATCAGAGGTGATGCAGTTGCAGAAGGAAGCGACACGTATAAATTGATGGATGACTTGATGAATATGGACACATGGGGACTATTCTTTATAGTCAGTTCTGTGTTGATTTTGATATCGATATTTCAAACAAGTAAAGCAAAATATATCAATATGCTGATTGGGGGGATCGTAGGAGTATTCATTTTGTTTCTTTACGCATCTGCTAGCGCAGAAGGTCAGTCGCAGTGGTTGCTCCCAGTTCGATACGGTTTGAGCGCTTGTTTTAATTTATTCATCGCGGGAGTGGGAGGTTTCGAACTTTGGAAGCTGAAAAACAAGTAGGATATGTGACGAGATTAGAATTACTAGAGCATGAAAGCAAGTTGAAGATAGATGTATCAAAAGATATTGAGAAAATAGAAAACAAAGTTGATGTGTTAGGTGACGACTTAAGCGACTTAAAAGATATTGTTATTCCGCTTTCGATATCACTAGATCAAATTGCAAAAAATACAGAGAGAACAGCGACAACATTAGATCGCTTTGCAAGTGATACAACGATTCATTTACATGATCACGATATCGAATTAACGGAAATTAAAGCAAAATCGGAGAATGAGGAAAGGGCAAAAACCAAGGCAAAAACAAGTGACGTTGGCGTGACTGTCGCAATAATCGGTCTTATTGGAGCAGTGATTACAACAATAATTACAATTGCGCCGATGTTATGGAAATAATAAGGAGATGAGGAAAAATAATGAAAATTAACTGGAAAGTAAGAATGAAATCGAAGGTCTTTTGGGTGTCAGTTATCCCGCTTGTGCTAGTTTTATCGCAGCAGTTGTTAGGATGGTTTGGAGTGACGCTACCTGTCGATACAATCAATAAGCAAGCATTGGATCTTGTTAATTCAGTATTCCTATTACTAGGAGTTCTGGGCGTAGTAAACGACCCTACAACAAGCGGAACAAGTGACAGTGAGTTAGTACTAAACAAAAATAAAAATGAAGAGGATGATAAATAATGACAAGTTATTATTATAGTAGAAGTTTAGCGAATGTAAATAAGTTAGCAGACAATACGAAAGCGACAGCTAGAAAATTGCTAGATTGGTCTGAAAGCAACGGGATTGAAGTGTTAATCTACGAAACAATTAGAACGAAAGAACAACAAGCCGCAAATGTTAACAGTGGAGCGTCTCAAACAATGCGCTCTTATCACCTGGTAGGACAAGCATTAGACTTTGTCATGGCGAAAGGTAAAACTGTTGATTGGGGCGCTTATCGTTCAGATAAATGCAAGAAATTTGTGGCAAAAGCGAAGTCCCTTGGATTTGAATGGGGCGGTGATTGGTCTGGATTTGTAGACAATCCGCACCTTCAATTTAATTATAAAGGCTATGGGACTGATACTTTAGGAAAAGGAGCTAGTACTAGTAATTCATCTAAACCGAGCGCAAATGCGAACACGAACAGTCTAGGATTAGTAGATTATATGAATTTAAATAAACTGGATTCAAGCTTTGCGAATCGCAAAAAACTAGCAAATCAATACGGAATTAAGGATTACACAGGCACAGCAACGCAGAATACAACATTATTAGCGAAGTTAAAAGCAGAAAAACCACATACTCCAGCTAGCAAAAACACATACTACACAGAAAATCCTAAAAAAATCAAAACACTAGTACAGTGTGATTTATACAATTCAGTAGACTTTACTGAGAAGCATAAAACAGGCGGAACATTTCCGGCTGGCACAATCTTCACGATTTCTGGAATGGGGAAAACTAAAGGCGGAACACCTCGCTTGAAGACGAAATCTGGTTACTATCTCACTGCTAACACGAAGTTTGTTAAAAAGATTTAGTTTTTTGCCCTCGATTATTATTTCGGGGGCTTTTTTTATTTATAGTTTGTTAATAAATTATTATTAAAACAAATGTTGAGTCTATCAAAAGCCAAACATTATATATAAACAACCTACAAAATATTTTGAATTTGTGTTATCATTTTATTGAGGTGAATTATATGTCAGTTAAGGATTTTAGACCATCAATTTTAAGTTTTGAAATGGAAGCTACACTTAATGGTGTTCGAGTAGTTGTATCTATAGGAGGGTTAAGACAACTTAGAATGCCAATCACAGGTGAGAAAATAGATTGCACTCTAATATGTCTTTTAGTTAATAATTTAGGTGGAAAAGGTTCGGAAATTACTCAAAATATTACATATGATTTTGATGAGGATGAACTTGATAATGGTTATATGAAGTTTTTGTTTGATTTTGATGTCAATATGTCTGAAATAGGTGATTTTATTTTTAAATTTTATACTATAGAACTACATTGGTTAGTTGATGGAAATAAAACTTTTAGTGATAACACGAATATTTTACAAGTTAAAATACCTTATTTGGAGGTTTCGGCTGATGGACAAGGTGACTGACTTAAACGAGTTTAAAACTAATGAGTTTAAAGGTCGTAAATTAAAAAAGAGACATGAAGAGGAGGTTTTTGAAATGTCTGATTCAAATAAATATGATCTTTTTATGCAAGAAATAAAGAAAGATATGAGAGAACGGGAAAATAGAAATTCAGATAGACAAAAAGAATTAGAAAAACGTATAGAAAGAAACTTAGATAATTACAGAATGGAAGCTAAAGAACGGGAAGAAAGGTTCCAAAAATCTGCGGATGATATAAAAAGTATTGTAGAAGATTGTAAAAAAGATAATAGAGCCACAACTATTGCAATTTGGACGCTTTCTTTAGCAACAATTATTGGTATAGCAGGAATGGTTATTGCAGTGTTAATAAAATAGGTTTTATATCTATAAACGCCCTAACCCACCGTTAGGGCTTTTTTATGCAAAAAAACACACTAAACATAAGCTTAGCGCATTTGTTATATCAATTCATTTTATCTAAAATCGGTTTAAAGTATTTATATTCCGCATCTCTACGTGCTTTTATGGCATCATCTTTCTTTTCAAATCTGCCTAAAAAATGTAATTTTTTTTGAAAGGTAATAGAAGCTTCCCATTTATTTCTTTTCTCATTCCAACGCACGCCCTTTATCCCACTTTTGTTTCTTGCTGATAGGCTTCTAGTTAAAGCTGATTTCATAGTACCGTCTACTGCGTCTACTTCTAGTTTTCTTTTAAGTGCGTTTTTCTGTGCGGTCTCAGACCTTAAATTCTTATCCGCATATTTACGACCAGTATCTTCGGATAAACATCCACAAGATCGAACGTGTCCACGCTTCAAGTTGTGCGCTAATACTTCTTTTTCATTACCGCAAACGCAAACGCATTTCCACAACGCATTCCCATTTTCCGAACGAACAAACTCTTTAACTGTCAGTCTTCCAAATTTCTTACCTGTCAAATCGATAATATGATTGTTCATCAGTATTCACCTCAAATTTTTTCTATAATCATAAAATCAGTAGAAGCATCCACATATGCCGTAAAGTGTTTAGTAGCATTAACAGCGTCAGCGAGTTGCGTTATAGTATCATCAGACATTTCCAGCTTAATTTTTTCACCATCTAGCAATTCAAGGCTTATTTCATCTGTGTTATAGCCGTATTTTTCAAATACATTAATTAATTCTTGTATAATAGCATCATTATTTATTTCTTCTTCAATTTCGTAGAATTCGTCTAAGATTTCACCAGGTGTAAACTCGAAAACGTCCGCTATTAAACGCACATTTTTTGCAGACATTTGGTCAACAGTTTTTGAATCAGCGCTTCTTATTGTTTGATGTGCCAGTCCAGTTGCATTGCCTAATTGATAAATTGTCCATTCTTTGTTTTCTAGGTATTTTTTAATAAATCCGGCCATTTTATTTTTCCTCACTTTCAATATATCTGAAAATCACTGTGTAAAATCCCATGTCGTCTTTATCGTCTTCGCGTTCTCCGTACACAACTTCTAACTTAGTTCCAGCAGGCAATAATACTTCTTTTTCGTTTTCGCAATCTTCTGCACCTAGCGCTGTTGCTTCTTCTTTGTTGCTATAATCTACAACGTGGCAAGGTGCTTCGTTTTCAATTTCAAAATTATATTCCACGGGGCAATCATTACAAACAGTGAAATCGCCACCATCTGTCCAACTTTCTTGCTTTTCTAATGTAATTACTTGGCCTTCCTCGAAACCTAATTCCCAGTTAGTTCTTATATTACGTCCAAGTCCTGAAATTTTAGCATTGATATCTTTAGCGATTTCATTTCTGTCTATTGTTTGCATTATGTACGCCTCCCGTTTCTTTACTATATATAGTATAACACGATATATTTGATTAGTCAATTATATTTGATCATAAAAATAAAAAAATGCCCCGAAATTTTTCATTCAGGGCTATTATCTAATGAAATTATTTCAGTTTTTCTTTGCTTTATTGCAATTTCTAGTTCTTCCAAGTCTTCTAAAGTGGCTTTTTTCTTAATAAAAGATCGCGCAGCTGAACGGCTTTTTAAATAATTTGCATGTTCTTTATTTTTATCTTGCCATGCCTTATTTGCTTTCAACTGCGCGTCAGAGGTCGTTTTTTTCGTCATAATTAATCACTTCCTATTTTTTATTAAATACACTAAACAAGCTAATGTAGTCAGTATAGCAATGATAGTTAATGCTGTGTTCTGAAAGTAACTAGCCAACCCATTTATAGCAATAACAATTAATATAATCCAGATATATTTATTCATAATTTGTGAAAGGCATGTTATAATTTATTAGAGGGAGGGGAATTCCACCCCTCTGAATTTACTTGTCCTTGTTTTTATCTTTCTTGCGTAATGTTATCAGCGCTACTGCAAGAGTGATAATTTCGAGGACTGTTTTTATTTCCTCTAAAACATCCTTCACTGTCTCAACTCCTTTCTATACTTATATTATAATACATGTATTATACAAAGTCAAACATTATTTTATTTTAATCCTATTTACCGCTTGATTTAAAGAACGTTTGTTCGTATAATGTGTACAAGAGGTGACGGAAATGTATAATTTAATTGATGATATTTTAGAACATTCAATAGTATTAACAGACGCGCTCAGACGCAATTGGTCAATAGAAGTACTGTTTTTAAAGAATGATCATCATGTACGCTATAAGTATGTAGTTCCTGTTTATTTAGACCACAAAAGAAATATAGTTCAACTACAACGCTTTGACGAACGAATAATTGACATTAATATAGAAGATATTATTTTCTGCGAGGTTATGACATGAGATTATATAGCTTTAATGATTTTAAGTATATTTGCTATGTGGAGGGAAAGAAGAACGCTGTTGAAAAAATCTTCTCTGGACTACTTGAAACAAAAAAGTTAAAAGCTTTTTATAGAAAAGTAGAGAAAAAACATCTTGATATAAATACTATTTATAACGAATATTTATTTCAATGTAAAAACAAATAATATTTACAAACACATAAAACGTTTGTGGCAAAATTTGTGGCAAATACATTATAAATTGCTATATATCAACGTATATTAATCCCTCTCAGGACGTAAATAGCTATATTAAAGAAATCTCTAAAACGTTGAAAAACCTTGATATTAAAGGTTGGATGGATGTTTTAGAGATTTTTTTATATCTTATAATATCTGTTTTATTCCGTATTTTTCATGACATTTATGACAAAATTTGTGCTATTTCCATCCATTTTTAATGTGAAAAAAGCATCTATTTTAGTTTGATTATGTTGATGCAAATTAGAGCTTAGATTATTATAATATTTTAATGTTATTAATATCAGGTTGACCTCTCCTAAGTGTTAGACATGTTTCACCAGTCTCCATAGGAGTGTGGTAGCTGATTGCACAGTAATTATATACTTTACGTCAATATCAAAAGCAAGTCCAATTAAAATGGATTACCTTGCCCCGTAAATGACAACTTCTGAAAATAGGTAAAAGGAACAAAAGATGATGTAATTAGGGTCTAGTGCATTTGTGGTGAATTTAGGTTTTGATTATAATGAGAATCTCCGTTTAGAGGTTGTTCTTTTGAAAACGATAGAAGCAATTATAGGTATCGACTACCATATATTACTGAAAAAAGAGCTAGATTAAATAAAAAAATAATTCTAACATCATAGGAGGCAATTATGACTTTTTTAAACACCTTAAAATTAAATTTGGAAAATGAAAAAAAGAGAATGTTATCCGATGCTTTTATGAAAAAACAAGAAGGAATCATTGTAAACTATATAGTGACTTGCAGTAAGGATTCTGCTATTGGCATTAGTAAAAAGGCAATTGATATATTATTGATAATCAATGAAAATACATTTCCTGAATGGCCAAATGTAGATAGATGGCTTTCTATTTTGCCAAAATATTTTACGGATTCTTTTTCAAAATCAAAAATATTGCATAGTGAAGATTGGCTATTTGAAGAGTGGTTATACTGGTTTGAACCTGAAAATAGATTTTGGTTTTTAGGAGAATTAGATCCTGTTGATAATGAGCATTTGAAAATAAGCATAGTTGTACAAGAACACCCTTTTCCAGTAGAATCATTAGAAGTTCTACTTATGAAGCTAGGAACAAGCGAATTACATGAAATTGGTATGGAATGAGGTTAAATGTACTTTTAACGGATATATCTTTTACAATAGAGCTGAATTTTGTTAGAGTTTAAAATGAAAAAACAACTAAGTTATAACGAAAGGAGCTAACACTTGATGGAAAATTACGTATCAATAGTAAAAATCGAAAACAATCTTTCCGTGTGCTTTTACAACAGCTCGGATAAAGTAGTAGCAATCGCGAAGAAAATGAATGAAATTAACGAAGATGCTTATATGCATGGTTACAATTGGGAAGCATTTTTCAACTACTATTTACCTAAATATGCTCCAGATGTCTTAGAAGGAATGGGCTCTGATCCGGAAGCGGGAATGTATGTGGCGTATTACACGCTATCACCTGAAACTGAGGCACGAGCAGAAAAACTTGTTCAAGTAATTACGAATCTCATCGAAAATGAAGAACTACTTTATCAAATAATTGAAAATGAAGGCAATAATATTAGTTGGGATAATTAATCCTTTTTCTAAAAAATCCTTATCTATTTGTTCGTATAGTATTAGCAAGAGGTGAAGAACCTGTATAATATAATTGACGATATTTTAAAGCATTAGATCCTATTGGCAGATGCTCTAAAAACGTTAAACAGTAAAATAAAAAATCTCTAAAACATTTGAAACCCTTTGTAATTAAAAGGTGAATGTTTTAGAGATTTTTTTATCTTGCATTTCCCATTTGTATTCCGTTGTTTTTGTGGCAAATTTTATTAAAACTAGTTCAAGTAATTACGAATCTCATTGAAAACGAAGAACTACTTTATAAAATAGTCAAAAATTAGGACAAGCAGATTATTGAGATGATTGATCCTTTACTTTAATAATAATTTTTATGTAAACTCATCCCTTATTAGGTGTTCTATTGTATGACTTGAGAGTAGTTTTTTTTGAGAATTTCAAGCAATAAATTTAAATATATTAGAGAGTCTAAAATTAGCACTAATCCCTAAAAAGATATGAACGATATGTGAACGATGATACCAAGAAATGAAAAAATCTCTATACTATATTCAAATTGTAAGCTTAGGACTGCTATAATTAGTACTTATTGAGGCGATATAATGCCACATACATTAAATACAGAATAAACTCATTCTTTAAGATAATAATTACATCTAAGGAGACTAATCATGAAAAGAAAGATAAGTTCTATCATTGTAGTCGGGATAATGCTCTTTCAATCATTAACTACGTATCCATTTATCACCGAAGCCAAAGAAAATGAACAAAAAGAAGAAATAAATAAACCCTCAAAAATAACTAAGGGATTAACTAATTCCCTAAAATACACTAAGACAATTCTTGAAACAGGGGACACCTATGATAGTGTATTTCCTGACAGTGCTTTAGCTAAAGTAGTTGCTAAAGAAGCAACGGGGTCAGAGAATACAACTCAGCTAGTAACACAAGCAGACCTGAATAAAATCAAATCTCTCAATGGTTATAATAAAGGAATCAGCGTATTAACAGGAATCGATTTGCTAGTCAATGTGACAAGTATAAGCTTGAATAATAATCAAGTAACAGACATTTCTCCAATAGATCAATTACCTAATTTAGTAAGCCTATCGGTAAAAAACAATCAAATTAGCAGTCTTATCTTAAATGCGCAAAATCAACTCCCGAAACTAACAACCATTGATATTGAAAATAATCCTGATCTTAATACTATCGATATCCAAGATCAACCCCAATTGGTAGATGTAAAGACATCCGGTTATACAGGATTACGCAAGTTAACAACGGTAATTGCCAAAAACAATCCAGAATTAGTCAATTTAGGCCAATACACTATCCGAAATGTCTACTTTAGCCAGGTGGCAAGTTTAACGAAAGTTGAATTAGTCAATCTCCCTAAGGTAAGAAAAGTAAACCTTGAGAGGAACAGTATTAATGAGCTAAAAGTTACTGATTTGGCCATTGAAGATCTGCCATTAGGAGAAAATGAATTAACAGATACTGTATTCGATAACATCCAAAATCTGCCTAATTTAAAAACGTTAGACCTGTCAAAAAACCAACTAGAAGAAGTTGTATTAGACAAAACGGATGTAGAAAATCTACCCAATTTGATGACACTAAATATACAGCAAAATTTGGCTATAAAATTGATAAATGTTCAAGACCAACCCCAATTGGTAGATGTA